TCTGCTCCAGAACACTCACGATTACATCACAAGAGGACGCAGTGTCGGAGGTTACAATTATAGTGTCAGTAGTTTCCAAAATAACCTTACCATCCAGTACAGAGAGTGCAGAGTTTGCGGGGATAGGAACGCCTTTTATAAGAAAGACTCCTGCCGCTGTGACATCGACTCTGATTTGAGACCCTGTTCTGTTTGCAAGATTACACCCAATTACAACCGAGGTTGTGACTGAGGGAACTGTGTAAGTTGTTGTAGCTCCTGTACCAACAGAAGCACTAGTGTAGTTTTTAAAAGTATTTGCCATTTATATCACCCTAACGCGATTGAAAGCGCAAGGGCTGAACCCTCTGCTGTCGCCGCACTTGCTGCCGCTTCAGTTGCTTTTGTTGTTGCTGTTGTAGCTGAAGCCGAAGCTTCGTTTGCTTTTTGTGTTGCTGTTGAAGAAGCTGTATTTGCTGAAATAGCACTAGCCGTAGCTGAAGTAGCACTGGCTGCTGCCGAAGTAGCACTAGCGGCTGCTTGAGCATCAGGAGCTTCCCAAGAAGAACCATTATAAAATCTTAGTTCTCCGTTAGGGGTATTCCAGTAAATTGATCCTGTTAACAGAGCATCACCATCGTTATCCACAGTAGGGTCAGATGTCTTAGCGCCTAGGTATCTATCATCAAAACTATCAAAAATTGTTTGTATACTTGCAAGGTTGCTAGTTGTTGTTGTAGCACTAGCCGCCGCCGCATTCTTGCTAGCTAAAGCATTTGTTTCAGAAGTGGCTGCGTTTGTTGCACTTGTAGCTGCGGCATTCTTACTAGCCAGAGCATTTGTCTCAGAAGTAGAGGCGTTAGTAGCACTAGTAGTTGCCAAGGCCGCTTTTGAAGTTGAAGTACTGGCAGAAGTTGCTGCCGCACTTGCTTCGTTTGCTGCACTAGTCTGGCTTGCCGCCGCCGCTGTTGCAGAAGTCCCTGCAGAGCTTTGAGAACTAGCCGCATTTGTTGCGCTAACTGCCGCCGCACTTGCACTTGTAGAAGACGCGTTTGCAGAGTTTTGTGCTGCAGTCTTAGAACTTAAAGCATTGTTTGCTGAAGTTGACGCATTATTAGCTGAAGTTGACGCATTGCTCTCGCTTGTTGAGGCGTCTGACGCTTTTGTAGTTGCTGTTGAAGCACTAGCTGAAGCAGAGTTAGCAGAACTAGCTGAGTTGGTGGCCTGAGTTGCTGCTGAAGTAGCACTAGTAGCTGCTGCATTTTGAGAAGCTAAAGCCGCTGTTGCGGAAGAGCTTGCGTCACTCTGGGAAGCTGTAGCTGCAGTTGAAGAACTAGCCGCCGCTGTTGCCGAGCTAGCCGCCGCCGTGGCGGAAGTTGCTGCTGCTGTAGCAGAAGTTGCTGCCTCTGTTGCAGGATATTCCCAAGAAGAACCTGTAGTATTAAAAATACCTAAGTTGGAGTTAGTACTGTCAAAATACAGTGCGCCATTTAGCAAGGCATTTCCATCGTTGTCTGCGCTAGGGGCAGAAGATTTAACACCAAGGTATCTGTCATCAAAACTGTCTAAAGCCGCCTCTGCAGCTGTTTTTGCTGCTGTAGCTGAGGTTTGAAGCGCAGTTAAAGCTGTAAAGTAAGCAGAGCCACCAACATTAGTTGATGATACTACTCCTCCAGCCGCATTAGAAATTACAACGATTAAATCATTATTAGAGTCTAGAGTTACACTTGTTATAGAGTCTCCCTTAGACCCCTGCCCCCCTGTTCGAGACAGGCTAACGTTTAAATCGTTAACGGTTGTTTGTAATGTGTAAGAAGCAGTCATGTTATGAGATCTCCGTTGGTGAGTAACGAATTTCTACTACGCCACGTAAAGGCTTCCAAATCTGTTGTAAGTTTCCAGAGCCTGTGTCGGCTATCTCTACGTCTATAAAACCATAAACAGGCTTATCAGGTGCAGGGAAAGCATTCCAGTTATCACATAGTGTTGCTGGTATGACTATTTCAAACTGATTATCTGTTGCTGTTGTATCAATTATAGGTAAGGTTGTCACAACAGGAGAAGATCGCGCAGTTGCTGGTATAAGCCCAGAGTCTTGTGCGTTATCTCCTTCTACTACCTTTGCTAAGATGGTGTAACCCGATAAGTTAGTCAACCAAGCAGCTGTTAAAGCAATTCTTACTTGTTCACCTTTAACAACAGAAGCGATAATGCTTCCATCATCGGTGAGTAAGTCCGTAGACTTAGAAGTGATATTTGAACGTGGCATTTTATGTCCTCTCTACCGATCCTCGGATGGGTAACAAAAGTTTATATTTTTGATTGGTAGGCTGGAAGCCACCTGTAGGTGACCCCCGCTTAAGACTTGTTTATCGTTTTTTTCCTAAAGTCTTTTTAACCTTTTTAGGCTGTTGGGAGACTTTTTTCCCTTTTGCAAGATCGGCTCTCTTCTTCCTAGTCGTGGCGGCATACTGAGCTACAGTAAGCTTTTCGCGTTCTGCTTTAGGAAGGTAGCGTTCACCAGTAGCGGCTTTGCCACGAATACTGTTTTTACCACTCTTGGTACCCCAATCTTGCTTAGACCATTTGGTCATGGACTTTTGAGCTGTAGTTTTAGAGCCAGTATACTTACCGCCTCTTTCTTTATATATTTTAGCTGCAAGCTGCATAGCCCTTGCGGAATGACCTCCCATACGAGACACGGCTAATTTTTTTGCGCTTTCCCATAAGCGTGGATTAGATCTTCCCATAGTAATATTACTTTCTTTTTCGGGCTTTAGCTTTAGCTTTTATACTTAAGTCTTTGAAATGAAAGAGCTTAACACTACTTGCAGTGTGGTTTACTCCTGAATGAAGAGTTCCGTCAGACATTTTATGGAGTTTTCCAGAAAAAACTGATCCATCTCTTTTGTAATGTTTAACTCCTACAGCCATTATTTCTTTTTACCACCCTTAGGTTTCTTAGGTGGACGTCCTTTTTTTGTACCGTAAGTACCTTTTCCATATGGCATAGGTATCACCTCCTCTTTATTCTAGAGTTGTTTCTTCGAGCTATAGCTGCAGCCCTTTGTGCTTTCTTTAACGCGGCCCTCTTAGCAGAAGTCATTTTTGAGTAAGACTTTTTGCCTATCCTTAGACTAGTTCCTCTTGTTCGTCTCATCGTCTTTTCTTACCTTTGCGTTTAGCAGCAGAAGCTTTCACAGCTTTCATTAGGGCTTGTTTCCTAGCAGCGGTCATCTTGTAAGCGCCCTTGGCCTTCTTGGCAATACGACTAGCACCTAATCCAGCGCGACCTGCTACAGCCCCTATTGCAGTACCAGCAACGCCTCCAACTATAGCACCACCTGTAGCGCCTCTAGTTGTTCTTAAGCTTTGTTTAGCTTTGCCTCTTTTCTTTTTGCCAATACGGGCTATTTTCATACCAGCAGCTGCTCCAAGACTTGCACCTGCAGCAAGCCCTATTGCACCACCTTTTCCTATTGCTTTATCGTTTTCTTTTCTGCGGGTTTTTTGAGCCTTTCTGTGTTTTCTTGTATGCGCCATTGAATATTTCCTTTAAAAGCTAAGAGCAACACCTAAAGATATATCGCTATATTTGAAGTCACTGTCTAATGATAACTGAGAGTAAGCCGAAAGGTTATCTCCTACAGGGATAACACTTTTTACTTTAGCACCACTGATGCTAATTGATGAGCTACTTGAGTGAGACCAGCCAAGAGAAGGTCGTACTGAAACTCCTAGTGGGCCGAGTAGGGTAGCTCCCACGTCCCCAGACCAAACTTCAGAGTTAAAACCATACTCGATAGAGGCATCTGGTTTTATTCTAGATAGCAATCCACCCGCTTGTGCAGAAACTGCTGTAAGAGCAAAAATAGCTCCTGCGATAATAATGTTTTTCATAGTTGTTTTTTCCTTATTATTATTAAAATCCAAAGCCTCTTGTGGTAGTTTTAGTACCAGAGCGAATTGGGAACAAGTACTCTACAGCATAGCGTAGACCGTCTGTCCAGTGTTCTACACCTTCTTTTTTGTCTATGACTGCGCTGTCGGGATTGCTTTCAACCCACTGAGTACGCTCTATTGATTTTATTGTGTTTACACACTTGGGGTGAATATACATATCTATGTCACCAGCAGCATTTTTAAACTTCTTGTTTACAGCCGCCACACTATCTATAATAGGTGGGGCCTTGTTATGCGCTCTGGTTAGTATCCCAACGCCCTGTAGTATGCTAAAGTCTGTAGTGCCAACAGCAGCAGAGGACTTCCTCGCTCGACCACTAGGATCAGGGTAGGAAAGTATTCTGTGACCTTTATACTTCTGTACAAGGGTGTTGGCTAAAGACTCCGTGTCAGGGTGTCCTTGCATTTCGTCTAGTATGTGTATTTGATTTCCTCTTAGAGCAAAGATGACAGAGGCCATAATACCAACGTTAAAGTCGATAGCTACATGGACGTCTTCACCTTCTTCAAACTGCGGGAGGGTTTTATCTATATGGTCTTTTCGGTCAAATGTATAGAATACATTATTACCAGAGTCTTCGAAGCTTGCAGTATACTCTCTGGCAAACTTAAGAGGATCAAGTGTTAGTTTTACACCCTCAATCTCCACTTCGTCTAGGAAGGGAGAATCTTTGTAGGTGTAGTGATAGCTCTTCCAATCTTTATCACTGTCTTGTCTATTGTACATCTCATAGAAGTAATCATAACCTCTGGGTGTACTTATTATTAGGGCCTTACCCGCCCTAGAGCCTAACTTGTCGGCATTTTGTCTCGACCAACGTGTACTCACACAAGGCTGGATAATAGACTCCCAAGATTCCTTGAGACTCATTCCTGCGCCCTTCCATGATGTAACCTCATCGGCTACTACAAAGTACTGTCCAGTACCCCGCATACGTTGGGAGGCTTCATAAGACCATAGCTTTAGTTGCACATTGCCTGGAAACCAAAATGTACCAGCTGCTTTAGAGGACTTATCTGCATAGTCTTCCATCCCTAGTTGCCATGCAATCAAGGGGTAGTAAATGTCTACGGCCTGTGAATAAGTAGGCGCAATTAACGCTACATTCTTATTAGGCACTTCATCAGGGAGGTTCATTAGCTCTTGTACTGCTATAATAGCGGCTGTAGCGGCTAGGTAGGACTTACCAAACCCACGACTAGCATTTACTACGGCATAACGACAAGATTCTTCTATAAATAGGTCTCTGATGACTTCTGACTGTTTAGGGTGTAACTCTATCATTTTCTAACTAGTTTCTCTCTCATATGTCTCACATGGGTCAGGCATACATTTTTCATTCTTGATATAATGACTATATAACCGTCATCATCATATACCACATATTTATTGCCTCTTTTTCTCATTACCACTTTCCCTGCTGAACTCCTATATACCATAAAACACCTAGACCGATTCCAGTAGCTAGCAATACTATAGTAGCTATGACGGTATTGTTAATTATTTTTTCAATTTGCTCTTGCTTGGCATACACAGCGGCTCTCTGAGCCTTACGCTGTTCGGCCTCTATTGCTACTATTTCTTTCCATGCGGAAGGCCCATAAACAAAAGATATATACTCTTGTAGCTCGGCCCTCATCTCTTTTAGTTTCTGTTTTTTTGTCCAAATATCTAAAGCGTCTGATTGTGTGTTTGTGAACTTTTTGTATAGGGGCGGCTTTTTAGCCTTCTCGTCTAGAAAGTCGAGGTCTGATACTGCCTTAGACCACGAGGAGAGGGTACTACCCATCGATGAAATTTCTTTTCCAACACTTACCGCTTTTTTTATTCCATTAAAAGCTGCCGTGGCAGTTGCCATAGCTGTGAAGGGGTCGATCATTTTGTGTTATTGGCCTCCGCTTTTTCTTGGGGCTGCTATGGTTTCTACAGCGCCTCGTATGGCCTTGATATTTTCATCAATCCTTCCCAGCATAATAGCTTGAGCTATTGATGTCTTTTCTAGTTCAACAATACGAATTTCGTGTCTCGCTATCTCACGAGTGTTAGCCTCTACATTAGAGTCTAAGCTAGATACATACCAGACTAACGCAGTGGTTTGTATAACGATCCCTAATATAAACGTTAGGGGTACACCTTTTGCTAGGTGCCATCGATTGGGATCATCCATGTTCTTTTATTCCTTATTTTTATTTTTAGTGTCAGTAAGAACAATAGACACAGGACGTTTTTCCGTGATTTCTTGCTCGATCTTGTCTGGTATTCTTTTGTATCCATACTGCATTAGGTTGTTGATTAGCTGACCTTTAGTAGCTATCAACTGAGCATAGGCACCAGAACCTATCCTAATATCACCAGACAATAGAGCCTCATCAATGTCTTTAAACTGCTTAACCATTTGCTCAATAGGGTCGAATTCTAACTCCTCAAGCTTCTTCACAGAAGCCATAGAGTGTATACTCTTAGAGCCTTTAGGACGTCCTGCACCCTCTCTCTTACCACCATTCATTCGGATGGTTGGATTTGGATTTGCCATAGTTTTTCCTTCTTAGGTTTTTTATCGTATCTGTTTTAAATTCAGTTAAAATTTTTTATTATTACTTTCAGTAAATTATTATATGCGTAAGATAACTTATTGAAAATATTAATTTTTATACTATTATTTATAACAATTTATTCTCTTGAAAACTATCACAATAATACTTACACTAAGGATACTAAAGTGATACTAATAACCCCCCGAAGAGAGATATCACAGAGATACTCGTTGGGACATCATCGGGGGGAATTCAGGAGTTCTCTTTCAGATGTCAGTAGAGAGTCCCAGTATCACTTTAGCAGAGCCTTAGCAAAGTTATTCAAAGATCTTAGATCTTATTCTTAAACGTCAGGTAATTTATCTGCAATCTTTATCACAACCACAGTGAGAACACTTGCAGTGAGTAAACTTGCGTTTTAGGAACAAAACAACAGCATAAATGGCTATTGCATAAACAGTGGCAATACCAATGTCAACAAGGTGTTCCCGCATGTGATAGATAAATTGTATACCTGCCTCAACATCACTCCCGCCACCTGTACCAATGTTAATTGTCTTAGTACCTATGGTGGAAGCCTGTTGTTCAATGATAATGTCATTTTCCATAAGCTGCTTTCCTCAAAAAAAAAAAAAAGATTACCCCTCAACCTCCCCCTAGCGCAATGCCAGAGAGAGGTTGAAGGGAAAGGTTTTAGGTTATAATTGTAGTGGCCACGACACCTAATATAAAACCTATAAGCAAGGCTCTTTTATTAGACATCACACTTAGCTTTAGGTTTCCCCAAGCTTGCCTCATTTTAAGTTTAAATGTTGACATAAAGTCCTCCAGACTATATTGTAATTTCTTAGATATCATACTGCACTAATCTCCACAACCTTTCGATCTGTTGTATTAAGATATCGAACAATCTCTTCCCAAGTATTATGGTTCTCGGTGTCTCTGCAAATCCATATGAAGTCATCTTCCATGTCTTCGCAGACAACATCAAAGTTAGAATCCCAACGAATTTCTCCATAGCAATGAACATCAAACTCATCACCAACGTCTACAATAGTAGCACCGCCTTTTATTGCCAACTCATTATATATTGACTTTGAAGTCGGTTCCATATTTCTGTCTAATTCATTCATGGTATGTATCCTTCTATCTTTCCAATTTTACCTGAAAAGTAAGCATAACGATAGTGCCAATTGAGTTCATAATTCTTTCCTTTATACTTCACAACCATTATATCAGAAAACTTGTCTTTGTCTTTAGCGTAGCCATAATAGTCTTGGCTTCTCTCCATAGAGACAAACTCTACATCAATGTAGCCTAGTTTTTGATCATAAGGAATAAAGGTTTCTAGCGTGTTGACCATCATAACTCTTCCAATACTACAAATTCTATTTGATCAGGGTTAGGTTGTAAAAGGACTTCTTCAATTAAGTCTTTGGAAACTACTACAACTCCAACAGGGCATTCCTGTATAAACCCTCTGTGGTCGTAAGTATGCCATCTGTAAGCAGAAAAGCTTCTTGCGCCATACTTTTTATTTATATTATCAACTTTAGAAGGATCAGGGTCTGTTACAATAATTTCCATTTCAGGATGATTCCAGAGATAATCAATCAAAGCGTCAGTAAATTCATCTATACCATAAACCGCACAAACACCTATTTCACCATATTTTTTGTAGTAGAGTTCTTTAGCTGTTCGAGTGCTAGGTTTCAACTTTATTTTTGCTACAGGCTTTCCAGCAGGGCGTCCACGGCCTTTTTTAGGTGGTGGCGGGGCCTTCTGGGGTAGGGACTTCTGAGGCTTCAAGGTCATTGTTAATCCCCTTATCAAGATCTGCTATAATTTTTTCTTTACCAATCATAATAATATTAATTTCTGCTTGCAAACGGACCAAAGTCTGTTCGGCAGCAACAATTAAGCTAAGCTGTGTACGTTGCTCATCTGTCAACTCATCAACAAAGTGTTCTTTTTCGTTGAGGGTGAATTTTGCACGACTATCGGTTTTATTTAACGTGTCTGTCATAATTTACTCTTCCTTTTAATTCTTCATAACCACCAACAAGTTCAATAACAACTGGGACAGTGGTACACCCCAAGTCGTCTTTTATTAAATTAGTCCACTTTTCTCTTTCTACTGTAGGTATTGTAGATAGATTCTTGTAAACATAAGCTACATGATCTTTGTCTAGTATTGCTTTAGCAGCATCACAGAAGTCACAGCCATCTTTGCCTACTATAAAATACATTTTATGAAGGCTCCACAGTAAAGTCTACTTCTTCTATATACTCACCATCGTATTCTCTCCAGAATATACCATCGCCATTTTCACGAGCTAGTTGTTCTGCTTCGTCTTCGTCCGAAGCTAAAACTTCAGCTACTCGTGTAACCATGTAGCTTCGAGACACATCATAAAGCTCTTTTTTTATTGCTTCCATTACGCTGCCTCGTCAGGGTCTTCGTCATCCATAAGTTCTTCTTCTAGATCTTCATATTGGCCTTCTTCAAAAGTATCCATAGCTATTAAAACAGCATCTGAAAATACCTTTTTAAATATTTCATCAAAGGTCATATCAGTGTTCAAATCAAATCCGTCTGCCATATACTCGTTAAACATATCTTCTATCATATTGTTCAACTCTATATTTTCTTCGTCTTCTAATATATTTTCATCTATCATTTTTTCAAACCTTTTTTAATTTTATCTTCTTTTAACCATATTAACTGACTTATATTATGCCTGTTTAAACCAATATCTTGTAGTTGTTTATCTGTAAGCATATTAAGTTCTTTTATAGTCTGTCTATGTTGTCGCCAAGTAGTTAAATAGTTGATATATCTAATCGCCCAGTTTTCAGTAAATAATTTAATCATGCAGCGTCATCTCCTGGATCGTCCATATTTTTAAGAGTTTCTATTAACATGCCTATTACAATATTTTTATCTTTTATAGTAGAAGATACTTGTAAAGTCTTTTCATCTAAAGCAATTACAATTGTTCCATCTGGAAAAAGATCTTCGCAAAGATCTAAAACCTCGTCATGTTTATCATAAAATTTATTTAAAGAGGAATCTTCTCTTTTTTTAGAAATAACGGGGATTAGATCTATTATATCTGCCATTACAACATTCCTATTAAGGCCAGTACGTACATACCGATCATTGTCATCATTGTAGACATAAATACTAAAGCAACAGTCTTTCCAATAAAAGAACCGATCATCCAAGCAAATGGGTGTTTATCTTTCATCTGATATCTCCTTCACAATCTGTTTACGTTTATATTCCGTATAAGTCAACCACATACGGATATCGTCTATGTGCCTACCACAACCAGAGCAGTAGGCACCATCAATATTACACTCCAGCTTACAAGGAGTAGTTATTTGTTCTTTAACGTCAGGTAATTTATATCTCACAACCGCCAGCAGAACATGCTAAAGTTTGTGAACCTTCAGTACTATCTTCAATCTCAAATTCTGAAAGTTTGTTATAGTCTACAGAAGGCTGTGCCTCCAATGCCTTTTCATATTCTTCTTTAGAACAAGGCTGATAAGGGGCTTGATCATAGGTATGATCGGAGTAAGGTAGGAAACTAACACCAGTAATGTAATCAAAGTTAGTATAAACCCAAGAGCCTACTTCCATCCATTCATCGTCTTTAACATAGACCGTTACGGAAACAGAGTGTTCTGACCAGTGCTTTTGGAAAAGCTTCCAATTCTCAAGCTGTTCGATTGCTGTTTGCTCATTAGCAAGAGTAGCACCTTCTGGTGATTTAATAGGAAAAGAAAATACAGTAGTATTTCCAGGATTCATAATGTCACACTCATTGGGAACCCCTTGGTCTTTTAACAAATCAGTTAAAGGGTCGTTGTTAGCCTGACGAACAGTTCTTATATAGTAAGGTGAAAAACGCCCATGAATGCCAGAGCTAGAGTCCACAAGCTGACTGACAGTGCCGCTAGGCTTAATTGTAGTAATCGCAGTTGCGGGGTTGATTCCAAGCTTCTCGGAGTATTCAACATTAACTTCATTTGCGGCATCACGTAGTCTTTCTAACATATCGGGGTCTGGTTCTCGCAAGATTTTACAATCTTGTATTCCTGTTAAAGATACGCCTAGTAAACGTTCATCTTCACAGTTCTTTTGCCATATCTTACGAACATATTTAAAGTCAGTAAGAGAGGCCTGTAACGTGCCTAAAATAGTTGCAAGTTTAACCTTTCTTAATAGGTCTTCTTCTGTATCTTCCTCTCGACAAACAACTTCTGAGAGGTTGCACAGTTGATTTGAACGTAACTGTATTTCAGCGCAAGGGTTTGTACCTAAAATCTGTTCTTCATCTCTACGAGCAGGGGCTAGATTTTTAGCTCCGTAACGAGAGTAAATACCTCTTTCACCAGAGCCAGACTTCATTAAAGCTGTCCACTCATCCATAAAAACGTGCATAGAGGGCTTAGAATCATAGGCTGCTGAGTTGTTAGCCAAAGCACGATGAGAAGTAGTTTCCCACCAACGACCAGACTTACAGTCTCTTACTTCTGGGTCTCCAAGATCTGATATTGAAATAAGAGCAGATCGTCTTACCCCGCCTACTACCACAACTTCGGCAATTTTACATACAATATCATGTACTTCGATTGGTCTTAGTTTTCGACCCCCTGCCCTTTTAAACATGTCAGTTATAAAAAAGAAGAGAGACTTCAAAGGTTGTGGGCCAGAAGCCCTACCGCCCATAGTCTTTAAACGTGCGCCTTCTGGACGAATATGGGAGTAATCCCAGTTGTGTTCATTACCAAGGTATAAATCAGCAATTAATTTTCTGAGGCCTTTAGCCCAACCTTCGGCAGAGTCCTCGATAATGATTTCTCTTTCGGTGTTAACAAAATTGTCATTTATTATTGGGAGTTTGTTTACGTGCTGCGACTCAGCAGAAAAGCCTACTCCTGTTCCTGACATTAATATATATAATATTTCATCAAATACTCGTGGATGGTCTACTACAGCAAAGCTACAGTTATACCCACGAAAATGATTTTTAGATAAAGCATCTCCTGCAGACCACATAGATCTCATGCTTGGCATAACATCACGGTGATAGATTGCAGTGTATAGGTCTGTAAATTCCTGTTCGGTTATTACATTTGATGAGACTTGCTCTTTCCAAAACTTGACAAGACGGTCTACAGTCTCTAACCACGTTTCACGACGATTATGCTCATCTAGATAACGGGAATAGCGTGACAAGTGGATGAATTGTTCATAAGGTGTCATAGTTATTTCCTATTTCTTTTTATTATTTTTAAATTTATAGTCCTTTTTTGTAAAGGGATCTAGTAAGTCTGAAGCATCTTTGTACACTTCTTCTACAACCTCTTCTACTGCTTCCACTATGTTCTTACCTGACCATAGATCAACAAGAGATCCTATTTCTTTTGAACTAAATTTCTTTTTAACATCATCAGTTTTAATAAAGTTATCAAGTTGTTCTTTTGATTTTATGGCTGTTTTTAAAAATGATTCATAATAATTTTTTACTTTATCTGACATCAGTTTAATGTCCTTTCTACTCCGTAGAGATTGTTAAAATAAGTATCTGCAAAATAATACAGATCTTGAAAGTGGTCTTCTTCGTCTATCCCTGCGTGATTAAATTCGTAAGCTAAGCTTAACAGGTAATCTCGTACATTAGGATTTAATTCAGAAGTATTAGCGCTGTTGTCCATTAATTGATAAACTATAGACAACAGCACCAAATGTTTTTCATCATAGTTACCGATCATACTCTTACAAACCCAGACTCTTGTTGTGATGACAAGTCATTAAAGTCTATCCCTTTGCTTAGTCTTCCAGTGTCATACTTATAGTGTAATGAACCAGAAGGGCCTGTTAGTCCAGTATAACGACACTTTAATACTTTGGTTTTTATAGTGTTTCTTTCTTCGTCATCTGTTGCTGCAACATCTCTCGCGAAAGCAATAATGTCATGGCTAATTTGTTTTATAGAACCAGAGCCACGAATGTCATCCATTGAGGGTAATTTACCTTCTTCAAAAGATTTTCCTTTGTTGTCTGTTTTGCGAAGATGACTAATAAGACCAATCCATACGTTGTGTTTTTTAACTAAACGTAAGAGATCATTCATTATTTTGTCTATTGCTTCGTTTCCTGTAAGACCCTCTGCACCCTCAGACGCAAGTATTGTTATGTGATCAACAAATAAATAACGACAACCACTAAGACACATATATTCGAGAAAGTCCATTATAGAACCGTCACTAATACTGCCTTGGTGATCAAGAACCATAACACGATTATCACTAAAAATTTTGTCAAATCCTACTTTGAGTTCTTCAATCTCAATTTCTTCTTTTGCAGGATTCTTATTTATAGCCATACCCGCCATCTTACGAGCAGTTTCAGCTGGAGATTCTTCTAAAGAAATTATGCCTATCTTTTCTTCTGTTTTATCAAGAAGATCAAAAGCAATTTCTCTTAACAAGGTAGACTTCCCAGAGCCTGTTCCCGAAGTCCAAAGAGTGATTTCTCCAAAACGCATACCTTTAAGCTTAGAGTTTAAACCACCCATATATTCAGGGTAAGGCACTGACTCGATTTTGTTATATTCTTCGAGTTGATTCCAGAGTTCGTGAGAAGTTAAAATGCCAGCAGGGGTGTAATCTACAGAATTATAGATAGTTTTTAGTAGGCTATCAGGCTCTTTAATCCAAACTTCACAGGCATCCTTCTCATTTGATTTGGCTATTTTAATTTTGTCATAGCCAATAATACGAGCAGCTTCTTTTACAGCTTCTTTACCTGCATCATCTCCATCAAACCATAAGATTACTTCATCAAACTTTCTAACCCAGTCTCTTTCTGCAATTAAGTCTTTAACTGAAGATGCAGATCTTAAAGAAACTACTGGATAGAAGGCTTTGTAACGCTTGTACCACGCAGTTTGAATTGCCATAGCGTCAAGCTCGCCCTCAGTTATAACTAGTCTTTTTCCTCCTGAGTAGAGGTGTTGACCAAAGAGACCACCCTTAACAGTACCTATTGAGGTAAAGTCTTTAGGAAGGTTCCTTACTTTATATCCTGTGACTTCTCCGTCTTTGTAGTAAGGATAATAGTGTGCATCAATGTTGCCATCAATATCATAAGATACTTTAACTTTGTAATGCTCTGAGACCTGTTTGAAAATATTTCTTTCTTTGAAGCCACGAGAGACATATTCATTTTTAATGGAGTCTAACTTGGTGTTATTACTCCAATCACTTACAACCTCAAAATTTTCTTTCATATGTTCCTCTTTTGGAGCAAAAAAATTAGCCCTGCAAGAAAAGCAGAAAGCTGAGCCATCATCATAAATTTGTTTAGCGTCAGAACTTCCACATTTTTCACAGGGCTGATTTTTGTTAACGATTTTTCCCATTTCCTTCTCCTAATGTCAGTTCAGCGATAAATTTGCTTAACTCTTGACATAATAGATAAAAGGCAATTACGACTATTGGGTCTACTATAGTAAAACCTGTTAGAGTAGCTAACAGTAATAATACTAAAGAACTGACCGCTAACACCCACAAGAGGGGTGCTACTGGTGACATATTCATACGATATACCTTTTTTTTAATTTATTTATAAAATTTTTAGTTTTTTTAGATGGCGGTTCTTTAGGCACAAACCTTATAGCGGCTATTTGCCTGTTATAGAACCTTGGTGTAGACTTATCACTCAGATATTCAGTCATAGAATCACTAAGCATCTGTAAATATGCTTCTGCATAATAAAGACCTCCTTTGGTTTTATATAAATCAATTATATCAAAATCAAAATTATTTTTTCCATGTTTGTTTATTTCTTTATTTAACACAGTAGAAGAACCTGTATAGTTCTTCCAAGGCATTTCTTTACCATAAGTCCTAGACTTCTTTTTACCGCCCCTCCAAAATTGTTTTTTACCTATATAGAATTGATTAGTTATTTTATTTTCTATACAATATATAAAGCCAAACCACTTTTCAGGATTAAGCTTGGAGGGGAACGTCCAGTGTCCGAGTTCCGAACTTAATAGCTTTGTCATACCGTTCCTTGCTTAATTTAAAGTGATCGTTAATTTTGCGCCATATATGAATAAGTCTAGCATTTAATAGTAAGTAGTTATAGCCTTCCTCTCCATAATGATTTTCATAAGCTTTACACACTGCTATTTCGTAGCAAGGCATATTTTCTAATATTTTCTCTGCCTTCTTAACACCAATGCCTGGAATTCCTGGAATATTATCTACAGGATCGCCCATAAGTATTTGTTTCCAATAAAATCTATTTGCTTCTTCGTCAGAAACTGTGTAGAAAATTGATTTCCTTGGGTTATAGTGTAAACCTGCCACACAGTCTAAGTCTTTGTCTACTGTAATAATTACTCTGTGCTTGCCAGCATCAAAAGCTTCGTTAGCCCAAATCCTGATCATGTCGTCTGCTTCACAATTATCACTAAGAGAAGCGCCTTCATAGTCTTTTACTATGTCAGACTTCAAATCTAAGAACCAATCAGGTCTTGTTGATTTCGACTTTTTTCGATTAGCTTTGTATTCAGGATACAAATCAACTCTAAAGTTATTAGGGCCACCTAAGGCCATAACATAGTCTGTAGCAAAAACGCTTTCTGTTACATTAGTAAATATTTCATCAAATTTTTCTCGTGCTTCTTCTTTTGACTCCATGCCCCATATACTCATATATAGCAGCACATCTCCGTCTATAATAGCTAAAGCCATTTTAAATCCTCTTGAATTGGCAGGAGTACTAGGAATTGAACCCAGTCCTTCGGATTTGGAATCCGACATGCTTCCGTAACACTTTACTCCTAATTGTTCTTTAACGTCAGGTATTATTACCTATTATTTCTTACCACTTAAGGCCCTCCCTTCTAATTTATTGTAGCCATGTAACATTATTTCGCCTAAAGAAAGTTTTCTTTTATGTAGTATAAATAGCATATATGCTAATACATCTGATAATTCATCTTTAATTTCTTCAGTCCTATCTTCTCCATTGCGAGTTTCTTTGACTCTTTCAGCCATTACCTCACCAACTTCTGAAGCTAAACCTCCGAACAAAGTTTCTTGGGTAGTACCTTTTTCTAGGAACTGTAACATAATATGTTCATAAATTTCTTTTTTCATCATTACCATTTAGTCCTTTTTTGAATTTTGTACATACCTTCGGGGCTGTGTACTGCAGTGCTTATGTCCATGAGTTGTTGAAAACTCATACAGATTACATCATACTCGTTTTTATGTTCTTGAAATTGTCTTAAAAAGACTGCTCCTTTTTCATCAATAAGAACCTCTATATCTTCATAAGCATCTTCGTCTGATAAAGAGGTTATAACCGCCCCGTCATGTTCTAGCTCAACTGTGTACATTAAGCTTTTTCCTTTTCAGAATGTTCGCTCTCAGACACCGAATAGCCATCGTCATAGCCATCGACAAGGCCTTCCTTGTAACCTACATCATGCCCTTCTTCATAGCCTTCATCATGTCCTTCTTCATAGCCTTCATCTCGACCACTTTCATGCCCTTGATCAAAACCATTATCATGACCTGAGTCATAACCACTTTCGTAGCTACCCTCCATTTCAGTAGTGTAGTCACTGCTTGCATTATCAACGCAATTTTCTTCTAAAGTTTTTAACTCATCTAGAATAGGCTGATCAATTTCAATTTTATAAAGTGACTTAATATTGTCATAAAACTTATCAAACTCAATTCTAATTGTTTCTTCTATAGACATAGTTATCATTACTTTAATCCTCTTTTGATAGTTCAAGGTTTAAACAAAAGACTGCAACACTAGAGTCGTTAACCATAACTTGTGCTGCTTTTTCTTTTTGTTTACACTCAGACATTGTACTATAATTGGCTATGTGAAAATGATCTAACTCAGATCCTGACACAAGTTGTAGCCAAACTAAAGCCCACATTATTTTTCTCCTTTCCATATACGAGAATATATGTTTTCTAAACCTGCTTTATCAGGGTGTTTTCTTATCCACATGCCTGTTTCTGGAGAAAAATGCTTTTTAAAAAAGTTATCCATTTTTCTATTACCTGTTTTAATTGAAGTATTTACCTGAGTGCATCTTAAATCAAAAAGATCATCAGACATTATAGAATGATCATAGTATTCATAGGCATAAGCTGCAACAGAAAGTTGTATTCGTATTCTTCTTTCATATTCTTCTGAGTTAGGCTTTACACTCATCTTTTAAAACCTGTAGTATTTGATATAATAAGTTTTTCAATTTTTTCTTCTAAAATTTTTACTTTAGAATGAAGAAGATCAAGTTCATCTTCCATTACAGAGATAATTACTTCTAAGGTATGTAATTTAGTAGACATTATTTATTCCTCTCTATACTTCTTTGACGCTCTTCTTTTGTCATAGGCCTGATATAATCTTTTTCAGCAGTCCAGACTTTCCAAACAAGCTGACCATAGTCTTTCCCTTCTACATAAGGAAGGACATCTCCATTGTCTAGTAGTACATAATCTTTACCCATGGTTATTTCCTTCAAACCAATATATATGGGTGTTGCCAAGATGTGTTACTTTGACTTCATACCCAAGGCTTTGTAAATTAAAAATCTCCAAGTCATTAGCCCTAAAAAGTACATAGCAAGTGCTATGCCCTTGTTCTACTGCATATAAAATGGCTTTTCTAAAAACTTCATCACGAGCGTCAGGTAATAGTTCTATTGCTTGTTGTGCAGTAGGTATATTAATGGACGTCATAGTAGTCATCTCCTATTTTGCAATCGCCACACGCCATTATATCTACCCCTAGTTCTTTAGGAGCTTCTTCAAAACAGCGCATAATAATAGATTGAGCTTTTTCTGCTTGCTCTTCCTTTATTTCATAAGTCACTTCATCATGATAGAACAACAGTATACGGGAATCAATTTTAGCTTTTTCAAGCTCTCTATGGATCATATTAACTGTATATTTCATCACAACAGCTTCCGCACCTTGAATAAGATAATTTAAAGCTTTGTGAGCAGACTCAACGTGAATTGGTCTATCATCAAGACCTGGAAGATACCCTTGTAAATCAACTATTTTCTGTACTTTAGAAATTAATTTTTTTAATGGAGGTATTGCTTTTAGAAATTTAGATTTAGCTCTATTGCCTTCTGAGTCGCTTACTTTTAGTATGCTGCCTAACTTTTTACCACCCGCCCCATATAAAAAGGCAAAGATAAAAGGCTTAGCAGTAGCACGACTGCATCCAAGGATATCAGCGTTCTTTTGATGAATGTCACCTTCTAGTACCTCCTTTGTAAATACTTTGTCCTTCATGAAGTGAGCAAGAAGGCGTAACTGGCAAGCAGCGGAGTCAGCTGATACTAGCTTGTATCCTTTTTCTGTGACGAAGAGCCTTCTGAACTCTGGGCCGAGGACTGCTTTCCCGCTAGGTAAGTTGGCGATGATTTTGTGGGTTTGCCGAAACGTAGGCGTACCGATATTAAAAACATCTCCATGTAGTCTTGAATTTTTGTCAACATAATCAAACCATCCTTCCAAGATTGATTTTCTGCTTCTTAGTGTATAGTACTCCATAAGTGCTTGACCGACCTCTCCTAATCGCTCCAAGGAACTGTCGGTGAGTTTGGCTGAGACTTTGATAAATTGCCCGTCAGGTTTGCGTTTCCAGTTCCATTGGTCTGGCTCCCAGCCGATTGTGCCGAGGTAATGCTTAACCGTATCAGTGTTACCAATATCACCAGCACTAAAAGTGACACGACAGTAGGCACCCCAAATGGGACAAGTATCAACAGTGGTGTCCAAATCAAGCTCAAACCAACGGCTAATGTGGGTATTAATTTTTCCCGACTTCGTAAAAGTCGGTTTCTTCTCGATTGCATAGCGTTTTCCTGTAATTGGTTCACAGTCAATTTTTGTGTTAGGGTCAACAACCGAGGCTTTTCCAAGAAGTTTAGGATTAATAAACTTTGCAATCTTAGTAAGTTTTTTATCGACAGTTTCCCTAAGGTTTTCCGCTTCTTTGCGGTTAAACTTCCAACCGTTCTCACACTGCTCTGCCATAATCCCATCCATAGTAATCTCAGAGCGTATTGCTCTAAGAACATCTTTAGATTTAGAATTTACAATATATTGTTTTAACTCACGCATTAAGTACTCGTAAACTTTTACATTTACCCTGACATCTTGTTTCATGTACTCAAACATCTCTTCATTAAACTTTTCAAACCCTCCGTTGTAGTTACTCTTAAGGAAGCTATGCTTTAGGGAGTCCAGCTTGACATACTCATTTCGTTCGGTTTTACCACCTTGCAGGTCTAGAGGTATTGTAGCTAAGTTTTTTGTCTTTTCTAACTCTTCACCCCATCGCTTAAGAGAGTGACCAAACCCAAAGCGCCTGTAATTGAGGACTTGAGACATTACCTTAGTACAGTGAACAGAAGCTTTAGGCTTCCACCCTGCAAGCTTATACAAGGCGGGTACGTCATAGCCCATTGCATTATGGGCAACTATGACTTCTGCACTGTCTAGTAGCGTCAAAAACTCCTTAAGCTGATGTGGCCTAAACCAGTGTTCAGCTCCAGTGTCTACATCAATAGCCCCTGCGCAGTGGAACTTTGATATTTTTGGCAGTAAATTATCTGCCTCTATGTCGAATACAAGTTTCATAAGTTTCTCCTAGCTTACTTGTTTCTAATATCTAGTCTACATACTTCCGTTTTTATCAGAGTTTGATATATTTCTCATTTCTTTAGACATATTATACAGTAGATAGGCAATCTCATCTGAATAAGCATCTTCTAAATTTTCCAAATAAAAGTCTTCTGCCCAGCTTTCTAGTGCATCAGCAAGCTCTGAATAATTGCCGCCTGACATATCAAAACCTAACTCATCAAGTGCTGAAGGATTTTTCATGCTGATAACTCCCGTTCTATTTCTGAATACATCATTTCTATTTCTGCTTCTCTATAAAATTCATAAGCGACTGAGGCCTTGAACACGGCCTGTCTGTTAGAAAGATTTATGTCTGATAGCATATACATTCTAGCCATTCGTCTTATATACTTCTGTTCCAACTTTAGCATTTTGTATAACCTTTACTAATCTGTTTGCATACCACTCTATTTTAGTGGCATCTTGCTCTATATTATCTTTACGACCTAGGCGACAGGCATACTTGAAAATCTGACCCAAAAGATGACCCTGCACACCTTTATGATGCTCAAGAATATACTCCATTAAGTCCATATACTCTAGGCCATTAGGGTGCTTTTCATAAGCTTCTGGAGGTATCATTTTATAATGTTTAGGATTTATTATAGCATCTTGCATCTCAAGCGACATCCCACCAAAGTCTCCATGAAAGTCTGTTTCTTCTGGAGCAGTTTTTGGTATACTTAGCCTAGATAACTTAGAAACTTCCTCTTGTGAAAACAACTCGCGTGTTCCTTGTATATCCTCAAAGTCATCTAAACCTCTAGCCTTCTTCTCTTCTTTTTGCTCCATCATTTCTGTCATAATTCTTTTCTCTATCCTATTATAACCTTTTTTCATAAGCCACTCTGCCCATTCTTTAATCTCTGATTCATTTTTTAAAGTCCTTATCTGCCCAAAGGCATTAACTTCAATCCACATTAAACACTTTTTTTGTACTCTTAATCCTGTCCAAGTGTCTATTGCTTCTTGAAAACTTTCTGTACAAATCTCAGTAATGGATTTACCATTATCATTCCAGTTTACTACGTAATTACTTTCTTCTTCATTCATTGTTCTGCCCTTGCTTTAAGTTCTTGTATATGTTTTTTAAATTTACTTTTGTTGTCAAAGCCCATCATTTGAGCAGCCTTTTGTTCTGCTAAATAAGTCGAGTAACCCGCGTCATACTCTAGTATAGCGGCTCTTTCTTCATAAGCATCTTCTAGTCGTTCCCAGTCCGACATTGTTCGTATTCCTCTATCAGTTCTTCTAAAAAGTAATCATCGCCATACTCATTTAATATAGCGTTTTGTAACCTTTGAGATATGTTTCTAGATGTAACATTATTGTATTTACCTTGTTTAGGAACGTGTTTTTCTGACCAAATGCTAATAATATCGCCCTCCCACCAAGGTGGCTCGTCTGAATACATTGAATTTGAACCACCAGACCTTATGTCAGCCTCTACAAAAATGGTGAAGTCATGTCCTCTAAATTCTTCAATTTCAAAGCGTTTATAAACAATCATCTCATCCCTCCATAAGCATGAATCATTGGTTTGTTTTTGTAACTTAATCTTAAAACAGCAAACGCGGCAGACCTAACAGGAGTGCCACGTTCTTTTTCAATAAAACTGTCATGTTTGTAGGGGTTATAAGTAACATCGTAACTAGGATTAGTACTTTTAACTCCTTCTGTTAACCAACCCACTACAAAAGCATGAACATTCTTTTTATTTTCTCTTATTGTTTGTTTTCGCCCTGCTTGTCTAACAACAAACTTTGGTGCTTGTAGCACTACTGATTTTTCATGACCAATTACTTTGCCATAATCTTTAGTATCACGGGACTGTATTGAGAAAATATTTTTATGTAAGTTAAAGTAGACCGCAACTTTCATTATACCCTCACATGTTCATGCAAGAAATCAATCAAATCACTCGCGGTAGATAGCATGGTAACTGTGTCATCTATCACATAGCCCCTTGAATCTACTATTGCTACTTCTGGTCTACCCTGATAAAGAACAATACTTAACATTTCATCGTTATAAGTATTTAACTTTATTCTGACTCTTTGAGTTGTATCTTCTGACATTAATCAATCTCTCCACAAAGTGTATCAAATACTGCAATACGATCTGCTTTATCTGATAGCTTTAAAGTTTGACATAAGTCATTTGCTGCTCTCATTCTTTTGTAACCTCTGCTGCTGTCGGTAATTACAACATTATAACAACCTCTCCTGAAAGTAGTAAAAGGAACTGTTTGTGGATTATCCGTGTAATCTCTATCGGTTCCTGTATAACACCAGTGATTATCTAAAAGATAAATTATTCCACCAGCTAGGTCGCTAGTATAAACTAAATAATCTAAGTCTTTTCCACGATTAAGTGGAGGTATTGTAGCACTTCCAAATGGCATAAAAGAATCAAAACCACTTCCATAAAATTCCATATTGCCTTCTTCTTTAAAGCTATACGTTCTATCATTACTTTTGAAATCTTTATTGAGGGTGTCAATTAAATCTTTCATTCTTTGCTTTACATCGCTCATTCTGTATACTCCACTACTGCTTCTAATGCGTCCTCTAATGAGTCATGGACTTCTGTTGCCATCGCCATCATAAAAGGGTTTAATTTGTCTTTACTGTCTTTAAACACAATAATAATTTTATTTTTCATATGTGAAAACATAACTTCTGCAGCTGTACCTTGAGCTTTAGCGTCAGGATGATTCCGCATATCTACTAACAAAACTTCGCACCTTGCTATATCTCTGAGATCTTGTTTAAAGATACGCTGTGCAATGTTTCTTTCTAGGCCACCATCATTTAAAGACTGTTCATGATAGCTGACTCTGCGTGTAGGATCTAGAGTCTTAATGTCGTGCTGATTTAAATACTCCTCTGCTACGTTACGCCATTGTTTCATTTTAACAGCAGAAAAACCTGCCATTGGCCCTGCTAAATAAACACCTTTACACAGATTCATTATGGCCCCCTGACTCAAAAGCGGCAGCCCACTCTTCACTTGTAACTCCTGTCATAAGCCATTCTCTGTCATCAGCAGAAAGATTAGGCATCGCTCTTTGTATTAGAACTCCTCTTATATACCAGTCATCATGTTGTTCTTCTGTGATGTCTAAAGTTCTAGTAGTATATTTTCCTGTTATTATTGATTGTCTTGTAAACTCTTGCATTTTGTATCCTCTTGGTTGACCTATTTGATTAAAAAGGGGGAAACTTCTGTAGCCTCCCCCTAATTGTTAATTAAAAGTTTATGTCGTCATCTAGCTTTTCTTTAGCTGAAAACTGGTCTTCATCGACAACTTGATTGTCGGCAACCTTAATGACTTCCATTTCGGTCATTTTAAAATCGTCTTCTCTTGGTTTAGGTGTATACTCTTTTAAGGTAGTTACCTGCACTGCCATTAACATTGATGCAATGCCTGTCTTACCTCCTACGTCATAGTCATATTGATAAACTCTAACATTACCAATAGAACCATTACCAAGTGTATTAGGGTTGATCTCTGAGAGATCACCACCTACTAGCGTTACGGGATTTTGAGGTTCTCCGTTGCGCTTAACTGATTTCTTCTTTAACGATGCCTTGTAAAACATTCCTGCGTCATCTTCGTCTGGCTTGACATTTATATTCATGTCTTTCCAAGACTTAGCCTGTTTTTTATCTCGTGTTCGTATCTGAACTTCCCATGTTGGATTTTCAGTATCAAAACGAGCATTAGGCTTGTTAGGATCAAGTTTAGCAAAGAATAATTCTACGTTAGGTATAATAGCCATGTTTAATTTCCTCTTGGATATATATAAAAAATTGGGTATTGAACAGTATTGTTCTTTAACGTCAGGTAATTCCTGCCCAACGTTTCATGGTGTTTTCAGCTTTATCTAGTTCGCTGTTTTTTATTACACCATAAATGTGCTTCCAGTTATCTTCATAAATTTCGCCATAGTCATCTATTTCGTCAGGGTCGTCAAAAACAACACTGCCTGTTATGGCATCTTCTATGACCTCATAAACTGTCATTTTAGATTTTGTTTGGCCTTCGATAAAGTCATCTATAAAGATAACATCACCTGCTTCAAGCGAACGCAAAGTCGCTTTTGATAATGGCTTCGACATCTAGTTTTCCTTTCTCTGGAATTAAATCCAGTGAGTTAAGTTGTCCTAAAATATTTTCTAAGGGTTCTCCTTTGTATAACTCAACAAACTTTTCTCTAACATGATAGAACATATGTCCCATATTTCCTGCGTGACAACCAAAGGAGTCATGCACAACAGTAGCAGCGTAGGGTGCATCATGGACACACATAGTTAGATGAACAGCATCTAAGCTGTGTACGACATTAGGAGCTGCACCTGTCTTTTGTTTGCTTTCGTTAATAGTTGTTTCTTCCCAGACTTGAAGTTGCACTTTTAAAACATCTTCACCATACTTAAGCTCTGTACGCTTATTAGTTGGCTTTCTGTATGCTTGTACAACAGGAAATCCTGTAATAGGTGAGATCCAACTTAAATGTACTTTCTGATCGTTGGCCCTTTCTGCAAGTCTCTGAAACATTCTTAAAAGTTTTGCTGGGCCTCTTAGCTCTTTATAGCAGGTATTGTATACCAGAGTGCCAAGGAGTGCTCCCCAGAGATGTTCTTTGTCCCTGAGATAAGGCGAGATATCCCTTGTGTCTTCTATCACCTGTTGTCCCATACCGTAAGAGGTTCCACCATATCCTAGAGTCATAACATTTCTTTTTACTGTTTTGCGTTGAATCTTTTTGCTAGTTATATTCATCCAGTAAACAGGAAAAAGTTTTTCTCTTAAGGCTCTATTCTGGTTTCGCCAAGACTGCGCCTGTTGAAAGGCAACAGCTTTTCGTTCCGACTTATCGGGTGCATCAAAATATTCTTTTTGCAATTTTACTGCAGTTTTAAAAACATTTTTAAATTTGTTTACTACAGTTTTTTCAAGATTATTTTGCATTTTAGCTAAAGTGTTCCAGACTTTATCCGCAATAAACATATATACATCGCCTGGAATTTTGCTTGGAACAAGATTGACCAGCGGAGCAACCTCGTGATCTAATGACATAGCCACTAAGTGTTGTACTCCGTTATTAGACCCATCAATATAAATAGGTAAACAAGAAGGAAATTCTTGTATATCTTCTGTCCATTCGTTTATCATTCTTAGCTCATTACAAGCCGCAAGAAAACTAAATGGCTTATCTGCTTCCATCCAACCAATATTTTCCATTGGATAGAGCGCATAACCTAGTATATCTTCTATGGTATCTTGAACCCATGCTACTCTGTCATCGAGACTTACTTTATCGTTTCCCCAGACATTTGCAGTATGAACACACAACCAATAATAACCTTCTTCTCCAAGAACAACGGGTTCATCTAACAATAAAATTCCTTTTGCATTATCACTAGATTGCTCATGTAAAAAAGCAGTATTAGGATATATACGTCCACGAAAATCAAGATTATATAGATGATAGAAGGCTTTATTTATATGTTTCTCAGCCAATCTTTGTATTGCTTCTGCTTCTATTATTAAAGAAGCCCTTTTAACAGGGTCTATTTCCTTAGTAAACTTAAAAGGATTATCTTCAGAATGCATACATTCTTTGTAAACATTAAAAACAGGAAGATTTATTCGCCAACCTGTGTTATTTAATTTATTTAAGGTATCTAATATGTAAGACATATCGTTGCTTTCAAAATGTTTTAAAGCACCGTCATATCCTTTCTTTATTACTCCTATTCCTGAGTCGGGGTGATAGGCAGTTCCATCCCAAGAATTAACAGGGGTATTAACAGGAAACATATCACATTTCTCTATATTTACTTGATCCATCAACTCTTTAATTGACTTCCAATCTTTAGCGTAAATAAAGTAAGATCTGTGTTTGTCTTTTTTACCGTTTCTATAGCTATGTTTTTTTCTGTATCCTAAGATACCTAATTCTATATAGCTAATTATAACAAACCAGCCGCCTTGAACGTCTAGAACACTATTTTGTTTTTGTCTTAACTTCTGTCGAAGCCTACGACCAATACTACTCGCTACTTCTACTAATGAAGAATTCCTTTCTAGACCTTTTAGTATATGAGTGTAGGAAAACTCAATTATGTCTTTTGCAGACATTTTATTTAAAAAACTTGCTGACTGCCTATTGTCAAGCATGTTCTGTCTATATTCTAGATCCTCTGTTAACTTCTCTAGAACTTTTGTTGTCATGTACTTCCTTCCTAACAAGCATCATACTTTTTACGTATCTTGTTTTATAAAAGACTTTAGCTCATTTCATCAAAAAGTGTGCAAGACATAGTGCCAAACACAATTACAATTAAAATGAGTGGTATAATAATCTCCTTAAAAAAAAAAATTAAGTTATTGCCCCCACCCCCTAAGGGATGAGGGAAAACAATTTAAATATA